CGAGATCATCGAGCTCCATAGGCACGAAGCACAGATACGAGAGGTGTGCGATCTCTGCGGATCTCTGGGTCGTGCAGTCGCGAACGCCAAGCGGAACCTTGCAGCGTACTGCGAGCACTTGAAGCGCTGTACGCGCTACCCATAGTGCTCCTATGGGTTCTGAGTGAAGATGTCAACGTCTGCATCATGTGATGCACGAAAATCACCGAGAATCGTGCATCTAACGTGCAACCCGCGCAGAAGCCAGGAGATAGCACCGCTTCAAAGTCGCACCGAGTACGGGTAGAATGGTATAGAAGTCTGAATGAGGAGGGGGTGAATGCGGAAAGGACTGCCACCGAATGACATGGGTGTAGACATCGATCCGTCTCTGTTCACGCTCGATCTTTCTGTCGCCGGGAGCATGGAATCACGGTACGTCAAGCCCTACTACGTGCCCGAACTCCGCGAGGAGTACCTGAAGTACGAGAATGCCGAAGCGCTCGCCGCCGCACTCCAGATCACGCCGGGTTCGCGGCACTACGTGATAGTGGACGGGAGTTTCTATTTCGGTGACTTCATCGAGGCACTGTTCGTGTCGAAGGACTACGGGACGCCTGAGCTCATCGTCGCGACACTGTCTTTGAATGAGAACAACGTCGACAGCTTGGCGAACCTCCTGGACGGTGGATATGCGCAAAAGCTCACTCTCGTCGTATCGGCGTACTTCTACGGCCACGAACGCTCGAACCTTGTGGAGTACATGTACGAAGAACTGGACAAGGGTGATCGGTTTCAGCTTGTGGTTGCGGGCACGCACTGCAAGCTCTGTCTGTTCGAAACCGACACGGGGCTGAAGATCGTGATGCACGGCAGCGCGAACCTCCGGAGCTCATCGAACATGGAGCAGTTGATGATCGAGGAGAACGCCGACCTGTACGCTTTCAACAAGGACTTTCTGGATGGCATCAAGTCGCGGTATGCGACGATTGATCACAGCATACGGAGAATGAGGGGGAAACAGTTATGGCAAGCGGTAGCGAAGGACGACGCAGCGGAGGCGGAAGACGCCGAGGGGTAGGCAAGACTACCACCAGACAAGCAGGCAGAACACAGAGATCGCCGGCAAGGTCGCGGACGCCGAGGCGACGCACCAGGACGATACCCACACGCACGGAGATATTCTAGGCCATGGCTGCGAAGAACCGCTGGAAGCAAGCGCAGGTTCTCCGAGCGATTAAGGGCAGCGGTGGTATTGTTTCAACGGTCGCCAAGCGCATGAAGTGCGACTGGCGCACGGCCAACCGATATGTGAATAAGTGGAACGCCACCGTGCTGGCGATGGAAAACGAACGCGAGACGGTCCTCGACGTGTGTGAGAGCACGCTCGTGCGAAGCATCACGCAGGGCGACACGCACAGCGCGAAGTGGTACCTCACGAAAAAAGGTCGACACCGCGGGTACGACGACGTTCAGGAGGTGTCGATCTCCGGCAAAGACGGCGGACCCCTGAAGGTCGAAAGCACCAGTCGGATGGACTTCGGACAGCTCGACGCCGAGGAGCTGCGAAACTTGATAGCACTGATGGACAAGGCGTGTATTGATGACGGAAGCAGCGCTGAAGAAGCGCGGAACTGAGTTCTACCGGGCCGCACAGATCGCTCTGAAGCGCAAGTCTCATCTCGATTTCATACGCCACTGCTGGAGTAGGCCCGAGCCCTATGTCGTCGGTCGGCACACACGCGCGATCTGCGCGAAAGTCGACGAGATCATGGGGAAGCTCAAGGCCGGCCAGACGACTTTTACGGTCATCAAGGTGCCGTTCCGCCACGGAAAGTCTGAGATCCTCGTCAGGAACTTGATACCTCATTTCATGGGCGAGTTTCCTGACTCCGAGCTCATGCTGACATCCTATGGGGCTGACCTGTCTGAGGACTTCAGCCGCGATGCCCGCACGCTCATACGCTCGCCCGCATTCCAGGAGCTCTACCCGGACGTGAAGCTCTCGCAGGAGTCGGCGTCCGTGTCGGAGTGGCGGATCGCCGACCACCGAGGACGAGTGAGAGTCATGGGACTCGGGGGACCGCTTCCCGGTCGTGGGTACCATCTGGGCATTTGTGACGACTACTTGCGAGGTGAAGTCGAGGCGATGAGTCAGTCTATACGTGATGCACGATGGAACAGCTTTTCCAACGACTTTCTTACCCGCCGAGCACCGGTGTCGGCCACCATAGTCGGTGCTACACCGCGGCACGTCGACGACCTCATAGGTCGCATCGAGAAAGCGATGAAGGACGACCCGGAGTTCCCGCGGTTCGACTTCATCACGTTCCCAGCATTCAGCGACGACTACGAGACCGGGACTCTCTTTCCTGAGCGATTCCCTATGCAGTGGTACGTCACCCAGCGCGCGACGATCCGCGCACGGTACGGGGAGCACGGTGTCGCTGCTCTGCTGCAGTGCGAACCCACGGCACGAGAGGGAGGACTCTTGAAGACCAACAAGATCCAGTACCATGATCTCTTGGAGTTTCCGCAGTACCTACAGTGGGCGCGGATCTGGGATCTTGCTCACACCGAGAAGCAGCGCGTGAAGGCCGATCCAGACTACACCGTGGGAATCCTCATGGCATTTGATTTGCTGGGCGACACACCGCATCTGTGGATCAAAGACGTAGTGCGGGTGAGAGAGAGTGCTCCAAAGCGCGATGAGATTATCGAATCAACAACCGAGCGAGACGGCCCGTATGTCAGAGTGGGGATACTGTGTGGGACCGACTCGAAGGACGCCTACGAGACACTCAGCGCATCGCTGTCGGGAACCAGGTCGATAGAACCGCTTGCGGAGCACGGTGACAAGGTCGTGCGGGCTACTCCGCTGGAAGCTCTCTTTGAGGCCGGCAACGTGCATCTACCAACCGGCTGTGACTGGACGCATGAGTTCGTGGCCGAAGTCGGAGCGTTCCCCAGGGGGGCTCACGATGATCAGGTAGACCCGCTGTCGGGAGGGGCGGTGATGCTCGGACTGGTAGACTGGCAGCCGGAGAACGATGCGGCCGTGAGGCTCCTGGCTGGTGCGCGGATCTACGGCTGATGGAGGTGTGTGTGGTAAGGGTAACGAAGGACGTGCTGGAATGGGTGGACGCGAATCACAGGCTTATCTCCGACATCAGAAAGGCCCGCGAGTTCCTACAGTACGGACAGGTCGTTATACAGTTCGTCAAGGGCGAATACGCGGGCATGGAGGTACACAAGAAGTATCGTATCTCGCAGGATGTAGCTCTTGACACCAGTACTCATTAGGGTGTAGATTTCAGTCTACAGACAGTAGGCCGATAGTATCGGCAACTAGCGACGGGGTGTTCCAAGCCCCCAACCGAGAACGGAAGGGCGCGGAGCAGGTGTGGATTACTCGTTTTCTGTGCAATGCACAGGACTTGTAGTCTAGACCTGTTCCGCGCCCTTTTTTTGTGCCCTGACCCTGGGAGGGGAACTATACTGGGCTTTCTCTCAAAGCTTTTCCGAGGCGAAATCTCAAACATCCGGGTGGCAAGCGGTAGCAGTGGCACCGTGTACACCCTCGACTCGTCTCATGTTAACTACGTCATGGCCCGCGAGCTCTATGACAATGTTCGTGCCAACTACAAGCTCGGTGCGGGGTTCGCCAAGCCCATCATCAACACCGCCGTGGCATTCATGGGGGTTCCGACGTTCAGGATCGACGACGAAGATGCCCAGACGGAGCTCGAGAACTTTGCGGCTCGCAACGTCGCGAAGATGCAGGAGACTCACCGCAACGCCTTCAGGGACGGCGACTGCTACGTACGTCTGAGCAGGGAGGACAGGGGCGGCCTCCTGTTCCCCGAGGGCGCGCAGATCATCTACAACGTCATGCCGGCCGACATGGTGGAGAATGTCGTGCGGAACCCGCTCACCGGTCAGGAGATCGAGTACACGCTGAAGAGCCAGTATTCCTGGAAGGACAGTGCGGGGGCTTCTCGGCAGTGCGTGATTCAGCAGAAGATCAGCGCCGAGCAGATCAAGACCGAGATCGTGTCGGGCGACACCCCGGAGGGCGTAGAGGTCGGCGAGGTGGAGAACCCCTGGGGGTTCATACCGATCGTGCGCTTTCAGAACGAGCCCGACAGCTCTCGGGTGTTCGGGCGCTCGGACCTCGAGGCTGTCGAGCCCTACCTCAAAGCCTATCACGACGTGATGATGCACGCGATTCAGGGCTCGAAGCTCCACTCGACGCCGAGGCTCAAGCTCAAGCTCAAGAACGTCGCGAAGTTCCTGAAGGAAAACTGCGGAATTACCAACCCGGCGGCGGACGCGGAGAACGGCATCACGGTGAACCTTTCGGGCCGCGAGATTCTGTTCTTCCAGGACGGCGACGACGCGGAGTTCATCGAGGCACGGAGCTCCACCGGCGATGCCACCGACCTCCTGCACTTGCTGTTCTACCTCATCGTCGACACCTCCGAGACCCCGGAGTTCGCCTTCGGGGTTCACACGCCGAGCTCGCTATCTTCCGTGCGCGAGCAAATGCCCATTCTGGTGCGCCGAGTGGCACGCAAGCGTGAGTGCTTCACGGAGGCTTGGCAGCTCGTCGCCCGCATGGTGTTGGCGATGACAACGCTTGCGAATGGGGGCAAGTTTGAGACCTATGAGACTACGCTGATCTGGGACGAGATCGACCCGCGCGACGACAAGGACGTTGCGGAGACCCTCGACAAGATCGTCGGTGCTCTGGCCCGTGCGGTTGAGAGCCAGATCATGAGCTCCGAGGCAGCGGCGGACTTCCTGTCGCAGTACGTCGAGACCATGCACGACTACATCACCGACGACGCCGAGCTTCCCGGTGAGCGCGAACGCATCGTCAAGGACATGATACTCAGGCGGCGAGTCGAGGACGGTGAACTCGTCGAGACCGAGTACAA